TTCTTGTATCGGAATGAAAGTTTCAATCAATCAGGTAAAGATTAACCGCGTTGGCATTAACACGGCTCAGGTTAGGGAGATACGTTTGTCTTCTGCTGTTGCAAATCGTGGTCATAAGGTTGATTTTCCTTTCTCTGATTCCCTTATAGACTATTGGAATTTTGGAGGGAAATCCAATTTTGATAAGGATAGAACAACTGTAACAGGACTGTTAGGCAACGTACTAACAGCATATAACTTTGGATGGAATTTAATGTCAGGGTATGGAGGGTATAATGAAAACTATCTGACTTATTCTAAAGTTGAGAATGTGTTCGTAACAGATGACCATAGTATTACTATAATGAATTTTGTTTTAGATAATAGATGGGTTGCTTATAAATTTGGTAAAGCTACACTTAAAGCATCTAAGATAAAAGTAACTGGACTTACATCTGATAATCAATTAGAGTATGGTTACATTCCTTCATCCGAAGGAAAGAGAATAATGATGTCAATACCGAAAGACGGAATATACGATTTGCCAGAAAGTGTAGACAGTCAAGTTGAATTAAATATTGGATTCTTTCTTAGGAATGCATTAACTAAGAATGTAGTAATTGAGCAAATTCCTTTATATGAAGGAGCTATTGTTACGGATGGTGTTGACGATTATCTAAAGCTTGATAAAGTAGGATATAAAATAGGAACTATTATTGTAAAATATAAGTTTCTATCTCCTGAAAAATTAGGATGGCAATATATTTTTGATACTAAAAATACCAGAAACTACTTAGCTTATGAATATAGAAGTGCTATAAGTCAACAAGTTTTATTAGATAATTTCAACAATAGAGGAGATATAGGAGACTATCATTTTATAAGTTTGGATGGTCCAAGGAATGTAACAACTCCACTATATATAGCTGCATCAAGTAATATTACTGATTATATGTCCATGGCTCTTTATAGTATTGCTATTTACGACAGAGCTCTATCTGATCAAGAAGTACAAGAAGTTATCAACTTCATCAATTACGGTACCACCAATCCGATATTTGCGCTGAACTTTGATAATTTCGCCTATAAAGCAGTTGATTATCCAGATTTTGCTACTGGCAAAGTTACAACAAATAAAATTGTTGTAGATAGCACAACAAAAGGTCTTAGTGGAGAACTTGCGATAGCTATATCCCCGAGTAATGCCTTAGATCCGATTTATGTACCGTCTTACAAAATAAAAGTCACAGGACTTAATCAGTATAGCGTTGGTGAAGGTAATTGGGCAGTTGGATTAATGGGAATGATGATTGATTCAACTAAAGACCC